GTAGGTGGCGCTTGGAGGGGCGTAGAAACTTGAGGGGGTGCAGGCTGTGTAAGTATAACGACCGGTGGTACGAGGTCATAACCGCCTCCAATCTTCTCTTTGAATGAATAGCCCAGATCTTCCCCCATGGCTCGCCTGAGCTTGTGAAATAGGGCCCCCTCTTTGTAACCGGGGACCGGAAACCCGTGGTGATACGCAGCGATGTCGTACGGGTCGCCGCCCGATTGACAGCCGCCACAGTGCCACACATTTTTCTCGGTGTTTATCCACGCGGAGGGGTCTTTATCAGCATGACCTGGAATTGGACATGAGATTTTCACCCCCTCGGTCTGTCCAGCGTAAGCTACTGGTGTCATCTTGCCGCACCAGCGCACGTATGCATCCATTACGCCGATACTGTCAAGGATCTGATCTAATTCAAGATCCTCTTCTGTCTTTTCAGAATGAGATGAGACATCCGGGATCAGCTCTGGTCGAAACTCGTACCCAGGAGCCTCTGTGACGGGTTGCAGGGCAGCTGCTGCTGCGCGCTTTGCATCTGATTCAGCCTGTAGACGCCAAGCATTCTTCATGTATTGTGAAGGTTCAGGCATTATCCTTCTCGTCTCGGCTAAGGATGCGCGCCAGGTAAACATCAGCTGACATCATGACTTCGTAATATTCAGGATCGTTCATCTTGAGACGATGCAATGCAAGATCTAACTTAGCATTCGCGAATGCTAAGTATACTTCGTGACCAGTCACCCCCTCGAGGTGTTGAAGTGTACGCAACTCAATGAGAGCTTCAAGGTGATCCACTCTCAACGGTGTTGATTCATTGAGGTGGTTGAGATCAGTCACGGAAAGGATCCCCCATTTCCAGTACGCGCGCCTGGTCCGGGTGCGGGCGTAATTCAGTCATTCTTCCCCCCATGTAGATGAAAAAGGTCGGATCAGTGGTCTTGCGATTCCTGCCGAGTGGCAAGCGCATCAGATTTCCCAGATTCTTGCCAGCTAGATCGTCTTGCTTGGGAAATACCTCGATCTGAAAGTTGGCGAACCCTGACGTCGGGTCCTCGCTGACGTGCTTGTAGAAGTTGTCGCCGCGCGTGGGAGAAAACTCGCCACTCGTCTGAAGGACGATCTTTGCTATCTCTCGTTGCTCGTTCGCTGGCAGCAAGCCAGTGAGCCCGTACACATGGATGCCCTTACCGCCGGTGTACGCGATGGCGCAAGGGATATCGAGTGATTTGAGGGTGTTGGCGAACTTTGTCGCGATGGCTTTCATCTGGTACTTATACCAGGCGCGCGAAGGGTGCGAGCGGTCTCGCCACTCGGCGCGCGGTGCACCCGCATAGGTCTGGAAGTGCTCCCCCTGGCGAAAGTCAATCCAGGTTCCGACCTTCTCGAGGTCGATGTCCAGGGCGAACAGCTTGCACATGCCGTCTTGGTCAAGCATGTAGTGTCCGTAGGTCTTATGGCCGGAAAGATGATCCTGCAGATGGGTCATCTTGAATCCGACTGGACCATAAGGAGCCAGGCGGTTACTGCTGTTCATTCTATCGAGAGATTCGAGCTTGATATCAGGGCAATAACTCCCATCATCAAACTGGATGGCCTTTACGTCTCGCCTTTGAATGAACTTCTTGGCAAGTTGGACGGCGAGATCTTCTGCCATATGTACTCCCGGGAAGAGGCGACCGATATTTCAAACACGCGCTTATATGCCAACCCTACTGGGTTGCCAGCGTAGATGTCAATCATTACTACCAACGCAATGCTTGACTATCGGCAAGCAGGCACGTACCGTGAGTGTATCCTCCTTGGGATCTGCGATCGGGCGACGGCAGATTGAGGTGCAGTAGGGGAGACGACGGCTCGACACCTGACAGGGGAAGGTCAGGGTCGGGCCGTCGTTGCTTCTCCGGAACCCCCGCATCGTGTACCGTTACTCACTAGCCCGCGCACGCCTAGAGATATCGGATACTTCCATGGAGCGAGTCTGGTTTCGTAGCCCCAACCGCATCGCTGGAGAAATCGGCGAGGTTGGACACTTGTGCGTCACATGGAGCCGCTCCGAGCTCAATAAGACAAAGACCGACCCAAAGGCCTTTGGTAATATCCACTGGGGGACGAGCTCCAACTGGCAGGGTCTTATTATCGGTGCCGGTAGCGCCATTCACGTGGACGCCGATCACGGACTTGATGAGCCCAGGGCTGTCTACCCAGTCTGGGAGTACGGCGAGCAGTGGGGCGTCCTCGAAGAAGTAGCCTCGAACCCCATCGGGATGAACGAGGAAGTCTGCAACGATCCGGTCATCGAGACGGCGTGGCGACCAGTCTATGGTCAAGAGCACATGATCGTCATCACTGGTATGCCTGATTTCTCTACCGGCATCGGTAAGGCTTTCATGAGGCGTCTCATGGAATTCCAGAACGACTTCCCCGACTGCTGCGTGTTCATCGACGGCTCAAGCTCGTACAATGTTTTGTACGGGATGAACTTCCAAGCTGGCAATGTCGACTCGCACAGTATGGCCAAAGATGATCAAATTATGCTGCCGTCGGGTCGCCGTGTGAAGCTGCACTCATTCCCGGCGCACACCAAGTGGATCCATCTCCTTGGTGCAAGCATCCCCGAACTGCGCGAAGAGGGCAAGCGGGTCCGGTTCAATCTGAGGTCAGCCCTTTGGGCTGCAAATAACTTTGACAAAGAAGTCAACTTCAAGACGCGGCATACCTCCATGGCTCCTCCTCTAACGATCGACCCGAATGACCCTGGTGCTCAGATGGAGCTAGCGCAGCGCCCACAGCAGCTTCAGCCTGCGCAGCCCGGCGACAAGGTTAACTGCGATGACTGTTCTCTGCAGATGAGTTGCAAGTCGTATCGTCAAGGTTCGGTGTGTACGCTACCTAAGTCCGAGACGGTAAGCCTAGCCAAGATGTTTGGTACTCGTGACGCAGACATGATCGTAGACGCCCTCGGTATTCTGGTTGGACGCCAGGCTACTCGAGTTGAGCGCGGTCTGTCCGAGGAAGAAGTCCTTGGAGTTCTTGATCCACAAGTAGCAAAAGACTTGAACTCAACTATTGATAATGGAATCAAACTTGCGAAACTCGTCGACCCATCGAGGGCCGGAGGCACACAAGTCAGTGTCAATGTTGGAGCGCAGGGGGCGGCGTCGCAAGTCTCGATGCAATCTCCCAACGCGATTGTGGGGCAGATTGTTCGCGAGATCCAGCAGCGAACAGGTATCCCCGCGTCACAGATTACCCCCGAAATGATCGCTCAGGCCATGACGCAGATGGCGGGCGGCCAGCAGGTCGTGCAAGGAGAGATTGTCCGATGAGCAGAAACGTCTGGGTAGTAGGCCAGCAGGGTAAGCCTATCTGGGAGCTCGGGGGGATTTTCAGTACCAAAGAGGGCGCAATTGCTGCCTGTACTGAAAAGACTGACTGCTACTGGGAGCTCCCTATGGATCAGGATCTGGGCCGCGAGACGATCGAGAAGGGCATCTTCCCTAATTTAAGTGTACCAGAAGGCTGGTACGTAATCGCACCAGATCAGGCTGTAGCTGGAGATGGGGTTCTGTTTCCAGACGGCAGTATCTCTGTTCTTGATGACACACTGTTCGAGCATCTTCCGGTAACTCTTCGTCGTGACTCCTGGGCTGTCAGGAAAAATACATGAGTCAACCGATATTCGATCCGATAGCACTGGCCAAGAGTCTCAAGTTCATTCAAGACTACCCTTGGTTCCAGGAGCGACCGGCGAGTATCGAAGAGTTTCTTGGTCCCCAGTATCTGAATATCGCCAAGGGCGTCCGGCCAGGAATTAAGGCCGAACTGCTAACCCTGTTCGGTAACGAGCCTAATCCCAACAGGGTAGCGTTGTTCGAAGAGGGTATGTTTACTGGTGCCATTGGCATTGGCAAGACCACGATCGCCTCAATCGTGATCCCTTACATGGTGCACCATACGCTCTGTCTCAAGGATCCACAGGACTTCTATGAGCTTCTTCCAGGTTCGCGTATCGCGTTCATGCAGATGTCCACGTCTGACTCACAGGCCAAGGAAACACTCTTCGGAGACATCAAGGCCCGTATTCAGTATTCACCTTGGTTCATGCAAGGCTGGATGTATGACAAAGACTATAAGAATCAACTTCGATTTCCGAAAGATGTTTGGGTTCTACCGGGTAACAGTCAAGAGACGACCTTTGAGGGTTACAACATCCTCGGCGGTATCTTGGACGAAGCAGACTCTCACAAGGTAACTGAAGAGAAAGATTACGCCGAGCAAGGCTTTACGACGATCGACTCGCGCATCCGGTCACGGTTCCAGGATCGTGGCTTCTTGATGGTCGTCGGCCAGATGAAGAAGGCGGACGGGTTCGCTGCGCGCAAGTATAAGGACATGCAGCAGAATCCCAAAGCACACACGATCAAGATGACCATCTGGGAGTCCCTCGGCTGGCAGAAGTACAAGAAGCCCAATGGGGCTCGCGACAGCTTCTTCTACGACACACACCGCAAGACGATCGTCCCTGTAGAAGCCGTTCCGCTGATGAAGAATACGCAGAATCTCATCGAGGTTCCAAACGTGTATCGTCAGCCTTTCGAGAACGCTCCAGAGAAGGCCCTCCGTGATCTGGCCGGAATCCCGCCTGCGATCAATGATCCGTTCATCAGTCTCGTGGACCGCATCACGGACGCGCAGGAGAAGTGGACCAAGATCTTCGGACAGAAGTCGCCTGTTGACGAGTCGCCCACTCGTCCTCAGTTCCACGACTGGTTCACAGCAAAGGACACACTCAAGCGAGCAGTCGCTATCGACGTCGGCCTCAAGCAGGACGCCCTCGGAATCGCCATGGGACACGTCCGCGAGGTGGTCGAGATCAACGGCGAGCTCAAGCCGTTTATTGTCTTCGATTACTTGATGCGAATCAAGGCATCACCTGGCACTGAAATCATCCTTGGCGACGTGCGCCTGATCGTCTATCACACGATTGACGAGCTCGGCTTCAGGGTGAAAACACTCACCATGGACGGATTCCAGTCGACCGACTCACTGCAACAGTTCCAGAAGAAGCACATCCAGGCTGACTATCTATCCGTAGACAGGCAGAAGCTTCCTTACGAGGATCTTCGCGAGGCCATCTATGAGCGCCGGATGGCTTTTCCGACTTACATGACCAAGTTGCAAAAGGGCGATCTTGAGTCTGTGAACATCACTTTCAAGGAACTTTCCGAGCTTCAGGATAACGGAAAGAAGATCGACCACCCCGCCACCGGCAGTAAAGATGTAGCAGACGCCATGGCCGCTGTTACGTACATGCTAATGGGTGACAGGAGCTTCAGGAAGGGTGTAACTTCCATGAAGTTCGATAGTAGCGAAGGACTTCTTAAGCCAGCAGACGAATACGGACAGGGCGTCAACTCTCTCCACCCTGCACTCGGAAGCTACGGGACCTTATCAGCTCCCATTCCTCCATCGCAGGAACTGGTCGGATTTTTCCCAACTCCCAGGTCGTCTCAGTAGAAGGGAACAGGGGTGGCACCTCTCGAGATCGTCGATCGCCATGGGCGGCCGAAGGCTGAGGCCTTCAAGAAAGCCAGGCCGCCTTCCATGGGAGAGAAGTACGGAAACTGGTCTGGCGATAACCATCTGATTCAGAACATGCCGGGTGGTGGCGCTCTTGTATTCAACCTCGATCGCTTGGGTCTTCAGGACTTCAGGTCGATGCGTGATCACTATCAGATCAATGCGTCCTTGTCTGTCCTGACGTTCATGCTTCATCAGCTGTCTTGGCACATCGAGTGCCCTGGCAATGACAAGATTGCCGAGCACTGCGGCGACAACTTGAATGAAGTTTGGACTCGCCTGGTTCGAGCGAAGTCGACTGCCTTCTGGGCTGGCCGATCGCCAAATGTCCTCCAGTGGGAGAATGACCTCAACGGCAACACTGTTCAGCTCACGAAGATCAAGGATCTCTTCCCGGAGGACTGCTCGGTTCACTGGAAGAAGGTCGAGGGCGCCAAGAGCGCTGGCGGCTCATCTCAGTGGCTGAGGGTCTATGACGGCATCCGTCAGATCGGCTGGAAGGATCCCATTCCGGTCAAGGCGACCTACTGGTATCCACTCCTGATGGAGAACGGTGACTACTACGGCAAGAAGATTCTGCGGTCTGCCTTCGTCCCGTGGTTCTTCTCCAACTTGATGCACCTGTATTCCAACAGGTACTACGAGCGCTTCGGTGAGCCTCTCCCGATCGGCCGTGCGCCTTTCGATGAAGAGGTTGATGTTCAGGGTGAGAAGGTTCGCGGCAACCAGCTCATGGGCCTCATCATGCAGAACATCAGAAATCGTTCTGTAGCGGTCCTGCCGAACAGTCGAACCCAAGCTGGACTAAACGACACCAGCCCAGAGTTCGACTACCAGATCGAGTACCTCGAGTCCCAAATGAGGGGCGTTGACTTCGATCGCTACATTACGCGCCTGGACGAAGAAATCACGCTAGGACTGTTTACGCCACTGCTGATCACTCGTACGGCGGACGTCGGCTCGTACAACCTTGGCGTCGGGCACATGCAGACCTACCAGTGGATGTTGAACGCGATCGCTGCTGACTGGTCGGAGTACATTAACAAGTACATCCTTGGTCCCATGGTCGACTTCAATTTCAGCGAGAAGGCGCCGCGAGCCAAGATCAAGTTCCGCAAGCTTGGCGCGGAGTCTGCCGACACGATCCGGGCTGTACTCACTGCCTTGATCAGTGGTGGTGCCGTGAAGCCGGATATCACCGAGCTCGGCGAGATGGCGGGGCTTACCTTGACGGAAGTCGAGGGAGTTACCCTAGGAGTACCCCCTGCGGGCGATGCCGCTGACACCGGCAGCCAGGACAAGGCCGCCCGCCGACGCAGCGGACCCCGTGGAACCGACGAACCGCGCGACACGGCCAAGGAGGTAACCGCTCGTGTCAGGAGTCAGGTTGAAAAAGCTTTCAAGGCGGGGACGTACGGGGCTGACTTCACGCCTAAGTTCGGCTACCAGCGACAGTTTGTCGAGAGTCTCGGCGCTGTTGGAATTGACGACGCAACCTCAGTCCAGCAGCAGGTCTACAGCAACCTCAGTGCGTGGACTGCTGATGTAGCCGGACTCGGTGACGGGCTCTACAAGACTCCAGATGAATTCATGAAGGGTTTTGAGAAGATTCTCGAAGTTCAGATCGAGGACCTGGTAGCAGCGTGAAGACAGTTCACGATCTCAGATGCTTCTGTAGACGTAGACCTTTGCTTGCTCTTTACGGGGTAGATGCTCGCGAGAGTCTCTATGTCGAGGTGAAGGTCTATAAGCAGCGGATCATCTTTGGTCACGTGATCATGAAACTTAGAGATGGAGAGGTGAAGCTTTTCTGTCGAGAATGTCACAGGTGGTACATCGTAACAGTAGTGGCTGACTCGACCGCTGAGCTCAAAGAGGTCGAGAATCCAATTCCAGAAGAAGCGGCGGATGGCGTCAATCCGCAATGCTTGCCGGGGATAGAACCTACCGAGTAAGGTATGCGACGAGATGAGTACAACTACCTTGAGCCGAAACGACCGGATGAACGTGGCTCTGTTCTCCGGCAGCAACTTCACGTCCGAGAAGATCGGCACGAAGGTGTTCCGCAAGGGCGGTGACCCCAAGGGGGTTCTGGTCGTCCAGCGCAAGCCGGTTTTCCGGTCCGGGACTTTCCGTGACAGTATGGGCACCCAGTCGACTTGGGAGCCCATGCACCTCGACATGATGAAGTCTCACTTCGACATGTTGCAGACCCGGAACATCCTCAAGGACATCCCGGTCCGAGACGGGCACCCTGGCTGGATTCTGTCTGGAGTAGAGGGCAACGGCAAGGTCATCGGGTGGCACACCGCT